GCATGCCAGTCGTCGCCATGTTCTCGGTCAGCGCCATCAGGGCGGACGACGGCTCCTTGTACGGCAGCGGCATGATGGCGTCGCCGATCCTCTGTCCGCCAGTCTTTACCAGTGCGGCACCACCCGGCGGTACGCGGAACACGTTGGTGTTCTGGCGCGCTCCGCTGTCCGACATCAGGAAGCCGGGGAAGTTGGCGAACATGCCAGCGTCGAGCAGTTCGCGCCATGCGGCGGTCACGGCGTTGGTCGTGTTGCCAAGGATGTGCAGCAGGCCGATGTCGTAGAAGCCCAGACCCGGAACGAACGTGTACTTGACGAACGTCGTGCGCGCTTCCGGCAGGGCTGCGGTGTCTTCATCGTAGTTCCGTACGATGCTCAGGATTTCGCGCGACGAGATGTCGATGGTCACCCGGTACGGGATTTCCAGACCGGACGGCTTGCCCTTGTGCTTGTGCTCGTAGCCCTTGACGTCCAGTTCGCAGTAGACCTCGTAGATTTCCCGGTCGCGGTCGTCTGGGTTCGACACGGTGACCGAGATGCCCTGCTGCGAAGCCTTGGCTTCCTGTGCGGCGTCGACGGTGACCTCCTTGGGCGTGGAAAGCTCCACGTCGCGGTAGACGCCCAGTATCTGCAGGCGCTTCACGGTCGACGGCTTCATGTTCACCCGGTGGGTGATGCGCAGTGCACTGGACAGGTCCGTGGCCTTGTTGTTCACGATCAGGTCATCGGCATCGACGCTGTCGGACGCGGGGCGGTTGCGCAGCGGGCAGAAGTAAATCTTCTTGAACGCGGTGCCACCGAAGCCCAGCAGCAGCAGCATGCGGTCTGTGTCCGGGTAGTACTCGCGCGCCGTCGACGTCAGGTAGTGGTTCATGTCCTTTTCAAGGGCATCCGCCAACTGGTCACGCTCCAGCGTCGTGCCGTTGGCGTCGTCCCTGATCTTGACCGGGCCGTCGGTCGGCAGAAGCTCGGACCGGGCGTTGGCTTGGAAGCGCAGCACGGCTTCCTGCAGCAGCGGGTGCCGGACCTTGGACATGCCTTCGACCGGTGCGCCGTCGGACGAGCCCTGAACGCCGGGCAGTTCGATCTTAAGGCCCAGCAGCTTGATGCCCTGCGCCCGGTCGTCGATCCACTCGCTGCGGGTCTCCAGATCGTCGCTGACGCCACGCAGCAGGTCTTCGGTGATCCGGCTCAGTTCGTCGTCGTCGATGTCGTCGGCGAGGTTGTCGAACCAGCCTGACGGACCCCGCTTGCCTTCGGCGTCTTCGATGGGCTTGCCGTCCAGCGACACGGTGATGGACCCATCGCCATGGTCGATCCGCAGGACGGCACCATCGGTGTCAAACTCAGGAACGTCGGGCTCTTCCTCAGCGTTTTCGACCGTGACGTCCATAGGTGCGATGGCAGCCTCTTCCGGCTCCTCTTGCAGTCGGATGTTTGGTGACAGGCCGGACATGCTGATCCCTCAAGGTAATTGATGCCGCCAACCTTATCAGACGTCACCCTATTCGTCGAGAAGCAGGTAAGCACCGGCCAAGTAGTTGATCGCGCCAAGGATTTCCCGCTTGGCGGCCTCAGGCTCCATCCGCGACGCCTCCTGCGTCTTCTTCATGGCCTGTCCAAAGCAGAAACCCGGACCAACCATACGCCCGATCTCCAGCATGGGCTGCCGGTCGAACGGTTTGCCATTTCCGTGCCGCTCAGCGCCCTTCCCCTCCAGCGCCTGATCCAGAGCCAGATCAAGGACGTCCTGCAGGTTGAGTTTACGGTCGTCGTCCAGCATGCCGGGATTGCAGCACACCAGAGTGTGCATGTGGCTGTCCGTCGGTGCCCCGCAGTTTTGGCATATACTCATCTCGCCCCACTTAGCCATCTATCGCCTCCACCGGTCTGTCAGGCTGGCCCTGATACTTGCCATCGTACGATGCATGATCTGACGTCTTGTGGAAGACGACCTGAGCGATGCCAGCGCCCGCCGGAATTGTGAGTTCATGCCGCCCATGGTAGACCAGTTCCAGCGTCAGGAACCCGCTCCACCCGCTTTCGATCACGGTGTTGAACACGGACAGGCCGCGCCGTGCCCACGTGGACTTGTCGTGGACGACGCCCACCATGTCGACCGGCATCTGGAACTCCTCGATGGACGAAGCAAGAGCAAAACGGCCCAGCGCGAAGGAACCATCCACCCAGAGGCCAGCCTTCTGGACAGCGTTCTCAGGCCGGAAAATGATCTCCTGCTTGATGCGGATGTCATAGCCCGCCTCGGACATGCCCCAGCTGACGCCATGCTCACGTCGTTTGTCGGGCACCATGCCGATGATCGGGGCAGCCTCAAGCAGGGATCGACGGTTGATGATCATTTCCATTTCTCCAGTGCAGCCTTGGCGATCCGGACGCAGCGCTTTACCGTCGCGTTGGATCGAGGCGTGTCGCAGATCGAGATGTCGTACAGCGCCAAAACCAAGCCCTGATTGGACAGGCGCTCCGACGCAAGCAGCTGCCGGGATACTGCGAGGTGTGCGTTGAGACGCCTGACCTCTTTCCACGGGTTCCAGAACGACATCAGTTCAAACTCCTTTCGACTTCCCTGCGGTGCACCCAGTCCCCGTCGGCGGCGGACATCAGTGCCAAGGTGAGCATGTTGAGGAACCGCTGCGCGCCCTCTGGGTTGTCGAAATAGATCACGGTGCCTTTGTTGTCGGTGATCATCTTGACGACATCAGCCGTCTCTTCGTCGAGGGCGCTCTTGAGGTTGATGCCAGCCTCCGTCGAGATCGTGGACGAGTTGATGATTGCGACGAACGGCATCATGTGATGCGTGCCGGGCGGCTTGCCAATGCCCACGGCGATCAGGGCGTCGTTGTCCCCATAGGTGTAATAGCTCACTGGTTGGCCTCCGAGAACCGGCGCATGCCCTCCATTGCGGCCTCCCGCTCGGTCTTGGCCGTGACCGTGTACGTATCGGTGATGCCGCTGTGGTCCCACTCTCCGTGGACCGTCACAATGTACTCGATCTCCGTGTCGCTGTCCGTATCTGGCGAAACGTAGGCATTGCAAAGCACGCGCTTCATCTGGTTCTCCCTTTTGTACCTACAAGCAGGGTATTGGAAAACTGACAAGGTTTCAAGTGTTGTACAGCGGGGTCTCGTTGTTGTTGCCGTGGAACACCTGACCGTCCTCGATCTCCCGCATGCGCTCAGCTGCCCGCACCAGATGACCGGTGACCCGCAGATGGCTCAGGGCCATGCTCACGGTGTCGACCAGATCGTCGTGCGCCCCACGCGGGAAGCTTGCCGTCTGCCGGATCACCATCTCGGCCCAGTCCTTGGTTGGGGCGTACACCATGCCTTCGCTGAAGATGTGCTGCACGGCGTACAGGCGGGCTGTCTTGTCCAGCGTCTTGGGGTCGTACAGGATCACCACGATCCCATCGTTGGCGAACACCTTGCGAAGCTCCTGCGCCACGCTGTGACCGGCGGCCTTGTTCTCGATCAGCAGGACATCCACCTTCATTCGGCGGCACGTGCTGGCGGTCTTCTCCACAAGCTCAGCGAACTCCAGCCGCTCCTGCCACGCGTACATCATCATGGCCTTGGGCACCGGGCCTACGGCCTCTGAGCTATAGCTCCGGGTGATGTCGATCTGACGCCCGTACCTGTCCACCGACCGGGTGGTCTGGGCCTCGCCGTCGCCGCTGAACGTGCCCCAGACCGTCATGGCGCTCGGGTCGTTCTCGGCCTTCTTGGTGTAGGCGGTGTCCAGCGATGCTACCACGTACTCGATGTCCGGGTACTCTGACCGGTCCCAGACCTGCCACCAGCTGTCCTTGATGATCCCGCCGCCCCTTGGCTCCGGGGACTGCGCATACTGCCCAGCAGTCGCGTACGGCCCCATGGCGGCCTCGTCCCGGTCGACCACGTGCTGCGGGAAGCGATCAGGGAACAGAAGCTCGTCCCGATCTGTGCGAGGGTCTTCATAGCCCAGCAGGGTCGGAGAGGCCCGCAGCGGATCGTACCGCATTGGCAGCATGATGTGATCATACCCCATGTCGCTCTCGAGGATCACGCCGGACACGTCCCGCTCATGCAGGCGCTGCATCACCACCACGATGGCCGACCGGTCTGGGTTGTTCAGGCGGCTGGTCACGGCCTCCTTGAACAGGTTCGTGGCGGTCTCCCGCTTGGCGTCAGAGTTCGCGTCATCCACGCTGTGGGGGTCATCGATGATCACCCGGTCGCCCCGGTAGCCGGTGATGCCTTCGAACGCGCAGGCCTGCCTGAAGCCCGTGGCGGTGGTCTCAAACTTGGCCTTGGCGTCCTGATCGCTGGTCAGCACCACCCGGTCACCCCAGAGGGCCTGATACCACTCAGACTTGACCAGACGGCGCATGCGCAGGCTGTCGCGGATGGCGAGGTCTTGGCTGTGGCTGGCGCACACGTAGCGCATGTGAGGCATGTTGCGCGGCCCCCACTCCCATGCAGGCCAGAACACCCCG